AAAACGATTTGGCAACCTAGTTTGCACCCATTTGCCGGAATCGGATTTTTCGATGTCGCAGGTCAAAAGGTTGCACTAGTTGCCACTTGACGTTTTGCCATTTATTTTTACAACTCTTGCGCGAAAAAAAGAAACAGATATCGAGAAAACAAATGTAAAAAGAGTTGGCGAAAAAAAGTGGCAAAACGACGAGCGGAGTCAACTTCTTGCAAAGTGTCGCAAGATGTCCGGTTCAGAGTTTTTGCACCATCAGCACGACCGAGAAAGTGAACGGTGGGGTCACGTGTTCGGACAGTGGGTAGAGATCGCTGAGTTCCCGGGGTATTCAGTGAGTGACACTGGACAGGTTCGTAACGACGACACGAGGAGGTTGCTTTCGAAGCTCTCGAATCAGGGTGGGGTGGTTCACGTCGGCATGGTTCGTGATGGAGTCCTGTGTAAAAGGTCGCTCCCTCTTCTGGTGGCGAACGCGTTTCTCGAGAAGCCGGACCCGAAGCGATTCTCGGGATTCGACACACCTGTCAATCTCGACGGTAATCGCTTCAACACACACGTCGGAAATCTGATGTGGCGACCGCGTTGGTTCGCGATCAAGTACTTCCGTCAGTTCCAGCAAGAAATATCATCCATATGCGATCCCGTCGAGAACATCGACACCGGCGTCGCATTCTCGAGTTCATGGGAGGCAGCAACAACGCTCGGCGTCCTGGACCGTGAGATCGCCCTTTCGGTCATGTCGAAGAACTACGTATGGCCGATCTTCCAACGGTTCCGTCTGTTGCACTAGTGGCCATAGATATTGAGTCGATCAAAATACACGCCCTATGATAGAAGGGATAGAATAAGCCTTTGATTTTCAGCGGGGGAGGAGTGAAGCATGCTGGAATCGGATTACCAGAAGAAGCTGATCGACAAACTGGAAAGCCTGTTCCCGGGATGCTTCATTCTCAAGAATGACTCAGGCTACTTGCAGGGTGTACCGGACCTCTTGATTCTTCATGGGGACCGATGGGCCATGCTAGAAGTTAAGGCCAAGGCGACATCAGCGACTCAACCAAACCAGGTGTACTACGTGGATCTGTTGAGTCGCATGTCGTTTGCGGCCTTCATCTACCCTTCGAACGAACAGGAAGTCCTCGATGCTCTCGCCCGAGCGTTTCACGGGGTTTCACTCACATCCCAGGATTGAGGGCACACATGCCATTCTGAGCCCCTCAAATTATCACTGGCTACGAGACAGTGATGAGAAGTTGGTACAGCGTCTGACGAACGCTGAAGCCTCTGCTAGGGGCACCAGACTACACAACCTGGCCTCCATGAACATCGAAGAGGGAGTCACGCTCGACGTAGATGGTAAGTATCCCGTTCTTGCGAGATACGTGAACGACGCGATCAAGTATGAGATGACGCCCGAGCAGTCTCTGTGGTACTCTTTGTACTGCTACGGAACTGCCGACGCTATCTCATTCGATCCTGCTGAACTGTTTCTTCGGGTCCACGATCTGAAGACGGGTACTAGCAAAGCGTCGTTCGACCAACTATACATCTACGCGGCTGTGTTCTGCCTCGAGTACGAGTTCAAACCGTTCGAGGTCGAAGGTCAACTTCGCATTTACCAGTTCGAAGAACCGGAGTATTGCGACATAGACCAGATGTATTTGGCGTGGGTTTACGATCGGATTCGTACAGCTCACTCCGTTGCCGAACGGTACAAGATGGGGGCCTAGAGTTGGAAATCAGTGAAGAAGACCGTGATGTTCTCACACACTACGGCATCCGCAAGCGTTCCGGACGCTACCCGTACGGGTCCGGAAAAGAAGACGCTCAGAAATATCCCTGGGAAGCAGGAGAGACCCCGGCCGAACGAGCCAACGCTTTCCAGTCGATCATAAAGGACATGCGTCGTCAGGGTCTGAAGGACAAGGCGATTGCCGAGACTTTCGGCATGACTCAGTCCCAGCTTCGAACCACAGTCTCAGTGGCCAAGGAAGAGAAGAAGGCAGCCGACGTCTCGCAGGCTCGTCGTCTCAAGGATAAGGGGCTTTCCAACGTCGCCATTGGCGAGCGTATGGGTGTCCCCGAGTCCACGGTCCGCAACCTCCTTAGGGAGGACGCCGAGACCAAGGCCAGCATCCTCGCCTCCACCGCGGCCATGCTCAAAGACCAGGTGGAGAAGAAGAAGTACATCGATGTCGGCAAGGGCGTCGAGCTTCATCTGAACGTCAGTCACGAGAAGCTTCGCGATGCGAGGCGTCTTCTCGAGAGTGAGGGTTACAAACTCCACTACATCAAGGTAGAGCAACTCGGAACTGGCAAGCACACGACCATGAAGATCCTCACTAAGTCGGATGTCTCGACCCGTGAGGTCTATCAGAATATGGATCAGATCCAGCAGATCCGGGTCCGTTCTGATGATGGTGGTCGTCGCTACGACGCCATAAGGCCGCCTCTCTCTGTCGACCCTAAGCGAATTAAGGTCCGCTATGCGGAAGAAGGCGGAACCGACGCTGACGGCGTGATCTACGTTCGTCGTGGTGTCAAGGACGTCTCACTCGGTAAGTCGAGCTATGCTCAGGTGCGCATCGCCGTAGGCGATGGTCATTACCTTAAGGGTATGGCCATGTACAACGACGACATGCCTGACGGAGTCGACCTCGTGTTCAACACGAACAAGAAGAACACGGGTAACAAGCTCGATGCCATGAAGGAGATGAAGCGAGACAAGTCCACTGGCGAGGTGGACAAGGACGATCCGTTCGGCTCTCTCATCGACGATCAGATCTACAAGAAGAACCCTGACGGTTCTTTCGTTCGCGATGCCAACGGTCGTAAGATCGTCGAATCGGCGATGAATCTCGTCAACAAGGAAGGTACATGGGACACCTGGTCCAAGACCCTGTCGTCTCAGATGCTTTCCAAGCAGAAGCCCAGTCTTGCCCAAGAACAATTGACCCTCGCGCGTGAGAGCAAGGAACGAGAGTTCCGTGAGATCATGTCGCTCAGCAACCCGACCGTCAAGAAACACCTGCTTGAGAAGTTTGCCGATTCGGTCGATTCGGCTTCTGTCCATCTCAAAGCAGCTCACCTTCCTCGCCAGGCAACCAAGGTGATACTTCCGGTCAACACGATGGCGAAGAACGAGGTCTATGCCCCCACCTTCCGAGATGGTGAGACTGTAGTTCTCGTTCGCTTCCCTCACGGGCACATCTCTGAGATTCCTGAACTCAGGGTGAACAACCGCCATCGTCAAGCCAAGGATCTTCTGGGTAATGCGCCTGACGCCATCGGCATTCACCACTCCGTTGCCGAACGCCTCTCGGGTGCAGACTTCGATGGTGACACTGTTCTGGTCATCCCCAACAATCAGGGTAAGGTCAGGAATGACAAGCCGCTTGAGGGTCTGAAAGGGTTTGATCCTCAGTCCGCGTACCCTCCGTACGACGGTATGCGAACTATGGATGGCGGTACGTACAACGCTTCCACCCGAAAGACCGAGTTCCGCGAAGGGCAGAAGGCGAACCCCAAGGCTAAGGGTATGGAGATGGGGAAGATCTCCAACCTTATCACCGACATGACTGTGCAAGGTGCACCTGACGAGGAGATCGTTCGTGCAGTCAGGCACTCCATGGTGGTGATCGATGCCGAGAAACACAGGCTGAACTACAAGCTCTCTGAGAAAGAGAACAACATCTCGGCCCTTCGCACGAAGTACCAACCCCGTCCGCCTGGGAAGCCGGATGGTGGTGCATCCACCCTCATCTCAAGGGCAACGGCAGAGACGAGAGTACTGGATAGGAAGCCACGGCCGTCCAAGGAAGGCGGCCCGATCGACTCTGTCACTGGGAAGAAGGTCTACGTAGAGACCGGTGCTGAGTTCTACACCGGTAAGAAGAAGACCGAGAAGACCACCCAGCTCGCCGAGACGGACGATGCGTACACTCTGATCTCAGAGAAGAACACACGGATCGAACGCGTCTATGCCGATCACTCGAACAGCCTCAAGGCCCTTGCCAACCAGGCAAGGCGTGAGTTCCTTGGTATCAAGGACTTCGAGTATTCTCCCTCGGCGAACAGAGAGTTCGCTGCTGAAGTCAAGATGCTAAACGCCAAGCTTGGGGAAGCGCTTATGAACGCCCCCCGTGAGCGACAGGCACAGGTCTTGGCCAACGTAGTGTACAACCGTAAGATCAAGGCGAATCCAGACATGGACGATGCTGAGATCAAGAAGGTCAAGTCCAAGGCTCTTGCCAACGCACGTGATCAGGTAGGTGCAGGCAAGGACAAGATCGACATCACGCCGACAGAGTGGCAAGCTATCCAGGCTGGTGCTATCAGCAAGACCATGCTGGAGAAGATCCTCGACAACACCGACGTGGAGAAGATCAAGGAACTGGCCACACCCCGAGACAAGCCGGTAATGGATGCCACTATGAAGAACAGAGCCATGCTCCTCCTTCGTGGTGACAGGTACTCACTGGCTGACGTAGCCGACCAGCTCGGCATCTCGGTGTCCACCCTCAGGGCTGGACTGAGTGGAGTAGGCGCATGAGTGACACCAACTTCCTACTCAGTACCAAGGACAATCCCTACAACCCTCACACCCAATGGGACGACTGGTGGAAGTGGGACTTCCCTAGGTACGACACACTCGGCCTACTCGGTCGAGTAACAAGAACGTCTGACGATCTTACTCACGACCTCGAACAGCAAGCGATCAACGATGCTATAGACGAGATCGTGGAACAGAACGTATCGGGCGTTCACATCAAGGTTGCCGAGCCGTCGAAGTCTGACACTTAGCAACACAATGACCGGTCCGAG